TCGGCATCGCTTTTAGTAACAAGAGGTGGCTTCATTTCTTTATGCTCTTTGTTCCTGTTATGGGTCTTTGGACCTCATCCATTGGTATTATCGGTCTTGCTCTTAACCTTCGTGCTTATGATTTCGTAAGTCAGGAGATTAGAGCGGCTGAGGATCCTGAGTTTGAAACATTTTATACAAAAAATATCTTGCTCAACGAAGGACTCCGTGCCTGGTTGGCACCAGTTGACCAACCACATGAGAACTTTGTGTTCCCAGAGGAAGTCTTGCCACGAGGCAACGCACTCTAAACTTTATTGGGATTCTTAATAAAAACAATTTATTAAGAAAACAACTAAACCACTTCCCAAACTGTCACATCACCTCTTCACAGGGGTGATTTTTTATTGTATAATATTCTCATAGTCAATCAGGCAACATGACCTACGAAGCTGAAGTACAATTCAAGTTCGATGCAACCTTCACACCAACCTATGGGACATCCTCCTGGACTGGTGATGATTTTATCCCTGAGGAACATTATCTTATCACTGCACCAGCAGCAGACCTTAACGCCAAACAGTATTTCAAACTTTTTGAAAAGTTTCTCCTCTGTGTAGGAATGGATCCTGCTTCTATTCGTAGTGGTGCTATGTCATTGGTATTCAATGACTATGTGCGTGAGGAAGATCAACGTAAAGTATGTGCTGAGTATGAACTGACCATGGATGAGGACCTGGAGAAGAAATACCAGGAGTTTATGAAGCGTGATGCAGAATGGGCAAAACTGAATAAACATTACAAAGAGAATGTTGTGCGTGGTCCGATGGGAACTGTAGAATATACTGAGGAACAAGTACAACAAATGGATCTTGAAAATGGACTGTGAACCTTATCCTGATGTAATGTTTGAAGAAGCACAACGGAGAGAAACCATGAACAAACACTGGGATGTAATGAACAAGTTGGAGGAGTCATTCTCTAACATCAACTCCATTAGTTTTATGTTAGAAGAACTAACTGAAGCAATGGACAACAACCGTGTGAAAGAGGCTCATGACATTGCTCATGCATTGAATGCATTCCTTCCAGTATATACTGACAGCTGGGATCGAAACTTCAAGAAAGCATGGGATCAAGTTGTTAAAGAAGTATGATTGTTCCTATTGTTGGTTGTATCTTAGCTGGTTGTCTACAAGATGTGCCAGTGGTTATAGGTCGTGATCCTGTAATCTATCACCTTAGCAACAAACAACCTGCTAAGATTGACAAGTCTCAATATTCCTGTTATGTTGAAGGGAAGTTCTACACATCATGTCCCAAATGAAACTCATTCAATTCGGCATCCGTGAAGATTATGGTAAGGAGTATTATATGACTATCCTTACTACAAAGAACTACTCCCTACTTCAGATGTCATTTGACATTGGTGAGTATGGTAATTGGATTGAGTTTCCATACCTTCAAATCTCTATGGGATATGGTAAACTATTCTCATTCCTACTTTCTATTGGTAAGTTAGGATTTACATTTGACATTGCTGGTCGTAACTGGAGGGATGAACTGTTTTATGCATCAAGAGATTATATGGAGTTAAAAAACAAATGAGTATCCCACATTTCAAATCTAATCACGACTGGGAAGCATTTACCCAGATCTTTGATAGTCAGTGGCACTGCAAAAGAGCCCTACTTAACCGTGTCAAGGATGATCTTTTCCCTGGTTACAACTGGGATCAACTTCAACCACAAACACTGGAAGTGATCAATGACATGGTACAAAATCTGCTGTATGATGTAGATCGTCAGTTCAAAGAAACACACCAGGACTACAAAACTGATGATGATGAGATGTTCATTCCGTATCGTTCATTCAAGGAGAATGTGACTGAAGCACTTGAAGCTGCCATTGATGCTTATCATATTAAGAAAGAGTGTCCTCCTTGTGATACACTTACTTGTGCCGATCATTTGACTGATGAATAAAATTTTGATATAATGAGAGGGTTAATCACCCTCTTTTTTTATGCTTGGGAATCTAGAACCAGAAGAAAGGATTATGGCTAAACCAACTATAATTGAACAAGTTGCTTCTCTGATTGAAACATTTGGGTGGGAAGATGGTGATGAGATTTCTGTTGAAATGGCAGGAACTCAAGTCTCTGGTATTGATGTTGGTGAAAACTACAATGCAAAGTGGCAATCTCCTATTGGTACTCGTAAAATCAATAAAGATGCATTCATTGTAATCAAGAATCAAAGTCGTAGAGACTTGACTAAATCTCAACCTTTTCCTGAAGGTGAATTTAAACCACGCCACCCATACGAAAAGAAATGAACGGTTACTATTCTGTTTTTAATCCAAGAGGCGAAAAGATTGCTGATTGTGGACAAGAAAAAGATGCAGTAAATCTTATCTACTCAAGAAATAGACGATGGGATGGACATTACTATACATTTAATCCACTTCCAGGAGATATTGTTGATGTTTCCAACAATCAACTGCCACCCAATCAAAAATATATTGGATGGGTAGATGTAACAGAAAAAGAGTTTGATGAACAGTTTATTGCGGTTGGTGGACAAAAGATTCCTACTCAACAAAAACTGCAACCTTCAGACTTAAAAGCATTCAACTCCTAAATAAATTTCAAAACTATGTACACGATTTACACAAGAGATGGCTGCCCTTATTGCAGCAAAGTCGAACAAGTTCTCCAACTAGCAGAACTCAAGTATGTCGTTAACAAATTGGGACGCGACTTTGACCGAACAGAATTCTATGAAAAGTTTGGCCAAGGTTCTACTTTCCCTAGAGTTGTTAAAGACGGTGAACTTATTGGCGGATGTACTGAAACAGTTAAGTATCTAAGAGAACAAAAATTAGTCTAATGGAACAAAACCTCATCGACATCTATGATTTGATTGAACATGCAATTGACAATGCTTTTCAAGGACAATTAAACTTAAAGTTTTATGATTATTTGAAGAGTAGTAAAGTTAAAAAGTCTGAAATAGATGCTTTTATTGACAGTACTACTGTAACTGAAATTGGTAGTCTTCTTTTAGATCTTGATGAGTATATTAAAGGTGGATCTGATGATGAGCACAAACAACTGCGAGAAGGTTATGGACATATTCCAAAACCGCAGGCAAGAAAAATTAGAAACTACTTAGAAAGTTTCTTAGATGATGCACGGAGGTATAGTGATGACAGAAAACCTGGACGAAGGAGAAAGGGAACTAAATAAGTCAGAACCTCGTAACATTAATCGAGGTGTAGAATTGCTACTAAGGAATAGGAGGAGGTTACCAGAGAAGCCCAAAACTTTCCAAGTAAAGTTTGGTAAAATGGTCTCTCTTTTCCGACGAGAGATTGTATTTCATCTAAACTTTTATTTGGACATTAGAAAAAAATAAGTCTGGAGTAAAAGGATGTTAGCAGTAACTCTCACCATTGGAACATTGGTTTCCATTATGTTCTTTTTTGTTGGAGGTGTGGTAGGATGGCTTGCAAAAGAGCATTTCTATCAAACACAACCAGTCTTTACACACCCAGAGATGTTCGATGAAAATGGGAATATTCTTCCCGATGAAATTTTAGCAGTACGATTTGAAAACGATTATGACTACGACGAAGAAGAAGACAACAACAACGAAGGCTAAAACACCTACAAAAATTGTTGATCTTCCCCCTAATCCTTTTGTGTATGAGGTACTTGAACTTGCATCAAAACAGCGTTCTGCTGCAAAGAAAGTTGAAGTATTAAAAAAATACGAGCACGATTCTTTGAAGAGTATCTTCATCTTCAATTTTGATGAGACCGTGATTAGTCTTCTTCCTCCAGGCGAAGTTCCTTACGGTGATGCGGAAGATCAATCAGTATATTCTGGAACTCTCTCACAAAACATTGCTGCGGAAGCTAGGGGTGGTGAGTCTGCCACAGGACAAGATATGGATGGACGAGGCAAGACTTCTCTCCGTCGTGAGTGGCAGAATCTCTACCACTTTGTAAAGGGTGGTAATGATTCTCTCAATAACATCCGCAGAGAGATGATGTTTATTAATCTTCTTCGTGGTCTTCATCCACTGGAAGCAGAGGTTCTTATTCTTATTAAGGACAGAGCACTAGAAACAAAATATAAAATCACTCACCAGAATGTGAAAGATGCATATCCTGATATCCAATGGGGAGGTCGTTCATGACAGTAGTTGCACAAGAACAGGAAACACAAATGGCAGAATTTGGCACAGGTAAACAACAAATTAATCCCTCAGATTATAGTTGTCAAATTCTTTTGGAAAAAACTACTCTCGAAGCAGCCAATGACAAATCATTTCCCAATGATGCCAGACTCATCTGGTATATTGTTGATGGTGTAGAGTATATTGATTTGACTAGATGTAAAAAAACTGTCAATTTATTTGACATGTACTATGATAAGTATGGTCCTGGTGCAGTTCAGAAAATTGGTTTTGGATATGGGACAGTAAACCCCAAACTATGGGGATATAAAAAACCTGATGACAAGAAAAAGAAATGAGTGGAGAATTTAGAGGTTTCTCTGATGATAAAGATGGTAATGTTAGATTTACCATCAATGCAGATGAAATCGACAATATCATCAAGAGTTATAAAAAGTTGAAGAAGTATAAAAAATCTTCAATATATCAAATTGAAAAACTTTCGGGCAATCAAACTAAAATTGATAAACTAGTTGATGAATATGGTATTGATTCTGAGGCAATAGAATAAATATACTAGTTGACTTAGTGAAATTTTATCTTTAATATACTATGAACTACAAACCTTACTCACAGGAATGGCACAGGTACAGATACCTTAAAGAAGCGGTTGATAAGTACCTTGATGATTGTGTTAATCCTAGTATTATTATAGATGATATTCGTGATGTTCTCCACTTGCGTTCTGAAGCAGCGTATCAGGAGTTTAGTAGAATCAATCAACTAGAGCACTATCTGTCGGACGATTAATATGCTTTCAACTCAATATCGACTTAGGTTAGAATTTATTTGTAAGAAGATTGCAAATAAAGAAGAGGTCAATCTTGAAGACATGATTTGGGCAGAAAAAATTGCTAAGTCATATACAACTGCTAGAGACTGGTTAAACAAAGCCAGACGCCAAGCCGCTCAAGATATTCAAGAGGGGACTATGGATGATTTTATGAATAAGATGGGACTAGGCGACCCCGACCCATCTAATTACAAAACGGGGTTTGGTTCTGCTGATGAAATTGTAGACTGGTTCAAACAAGATAAACCTGATGATTGGCGTCAGAGGGATTGATGATGGAGTATGATTATCAAGTTATTGGTAGTGATGGAAAACTTCATAACTACATATGGGATGATAAACAATCAAAAATGGTTGAAGGTAAAAGAGAAAAGAGTGTTCCCTGGTGGAGACTTCGTCGTATTGCAGA